AAGTAATCTCGCATTTCCAGCCTGTTTAAGAGCCGAAAAATTTTTATCCTTGTCCAACCATACAAAAAGTTTTTTAAAGCGTTTAGATAGCCTTAAAATGAGTTCTAGGGGTATAATTGAGTTATGTATTGGAACACTTGGTAGCACTCTACTAACTTTTATGGCAGAAATTGCGTCTTCTACAATAATTATGGTGTCATTTTGCGTATTCTGCATAATTGGTTCATTATTACGAATAACTCCCCTAGTAATATATTTAGCACCTACTCCTGTGAAATTTCTAGCGTTTTGATAACTACCACCATCAAATACCAAATAGCCACTACTATCCCAAAAATAATTTTTACTAATTTCATCATTTGTTAGTCCATATTTTTTTAAATAAACTAATGCCTCTTTATCAATAAAATCAGCACGATTAAAGAAATTAACATTTTTTTCCTTTCTTTCTGTGTTTAAACTTATCTTAAAGCGTTCAACAATATCACCTTTATCATGATAGCCACAAGCAAAGCAATATTTATGGGTATCAGAATATACTGCTAGATTATTCCCACTTTTGTCAGCACCATTGGCACTACATTTAGGGCATCTCTCATTATATAAAAAGTGACTCAAAATAAACAATCTCCAACTAATTCATTTAAAGGTATTTCTTTAGGTTTCTCTAAAACTCTAATATTAAACTCGGGTTTATTCTCACAGAACCATTTAGCCTCTTTACGAGAATAAAAGCTTCGCAAGTCCCCAAAGTCATCATAAACAATATAGCGTCTAGTGACCACAATATGCCTCTGTTATTTTCTTTGAATCATATTTATTCTCTTTATTATAAGTTTGTTTTTCCTTGATGTCTTTATACATAGGTGTTAATTCTACATGATGGACATCTTTTAATTTAATAGTTTGTTTTAAATCACTAGGAAGAAATGTCCAAATCTGACTAGATCGTAAATCCCCATTAGTGTCAAACTCTTCGTAAAGCCAAGCATCAGGTTTTCTCATAGTTCTTTCCATTCTAAAAAGTCTTGGTGTTCATCATCTGAAGGGTTTTCTTTAGTAGCTAAATCTTCTCGTTCAGTATAAAGTAAATCCTTTTCAATGTCGTTTAAACAATAATTACATAGGTCTAAATATTCCCCCGTTGTCTGACTCTTGCGTGTAGCCTCATAATCAGATAATAGAGCATTACAAGCGATACATCTCATTTTATACTCCAATCATTTTAGAAAGAATAGCATTAACATCTTTAGGCAAATTGCGTGTAGGTCTTTGCATTAGTGAAAATTCTTTGCCAATGCGTTTAAACTTCGCTTGTGAATCCCAACCGAACCCCCAAAAGAAGTTAAAAGTATTTTTAGTTAAGTAAATTATTTTATACTCACCAAAGTTTTTTGTTTGCATTTTGTTTCTCCAATAGTTTTAAATATTTAAGTGCATTACGATAAAAAATTAACTCTTCTCTTAACATTATACCTTATCCCTTTCAGAAAGTCCATACATTCTATAATAATCTTCTCTTAAATCTTCTAATTCAATGTTCAACTGCGATTTTGCAAAGTCTTCGAATAGCGGTATTTCCTCTACATTGTTTGCTAACACTCTAAAAGTGTCAAGTTCGTAAGTATAATTAAAGTTTTTTTTCTTTGCTTTATATGCCTTTAAATATGCGTCTGTGATGTTATCAGCGTCAACTACAATGTAGAGCTTTTCAATGTTCTCTGCGTAAACTTTGTATTTTTTCATTTAATAATCTCCAAAATATGTTGTATTGTTTTTTTCTCGGTTTCCAATTACATAACCGATTCCAAATCCTACTGCAAAAACTATAATAAGTAAAGTCATTTATTTGTCTCCTAGTAAAATAAAAGATTATCTATTTTTGTTTTCTTTGTCTTAATACCCCATGAATGAGGTTTTTTTATTGAGTCATCATGAAAATAATAAGTCGTATTCCCTATTAAGTTTGGCACTTTGTGAAAATATACCGAATGAGCTACAAGTTTTTCTTTTAATAAATCCTCTTGGCTTGGATATTCGTGTTTTCCCTCTAAAATGTCCCAAACTCCATGAAATTGACCCTTTTTTAGCACTATTTCACAAATAGAGTTCCCATAATGCCCATTCCTAAAGCGATTTAATATTACTTGAGCCACTCCATGCTTTGCCTCTAAACTCTGCGTATGAGCTTCTGCATAAATAGCCAAAGCCATACAATTCAAATCAGCGTTTGCGTGTTCAATGTCGAATATCATGTTTAAACACCTCCATTATTAGTTATGTAATCTATATAAACATCTTCTGCAAGTTTTTCTGCCTCTTTGTCGGTCATCTCATCTAAATAAGTGAGACCATAGACAAGTTTATCATTGATATATAGGTCAAAGGTCCGTCTCTCTCTGTTATATTCATATTCATAATTCATTTTTTAATCCTCCGTTAAGTCTTTATATTTTGCGATTATATCATCATTAGAGACATTATCCCAACCTTTCCACCCATGTTTTATAATGTCACCTATAACATTTCCGTCGTTGCAATCCATAAGCCAATCTGTCTCATAGTCAATAATGAATTGCTTCATTTCCTCGATTGTTTTCATTTTATCACCTCCATGTTATCAGCACAATTATTATAGCGTTTTTGTGCTTCATGTCTTATATTTTCCATAAGTTTTAGATAGTCATAAGGGTTTTCTATTCCCTCAATTTCATCTGCGTCTTGCATAGCTAATAAGACATTATTATAAATTTGCTCTGATCTATTCATTTTGACTCCCTTCTTAAAATTTCGTCTTCGATCTGTTGCATTAAAAAAATATCTTTGATACCCATGCCTATATATCCACTTTTAAATTGCTTTAATATTGCTTTTAAGTCTCTCAACTTCATTGTAGATATATTCATTTTAACCCCCTTGATAGTCGATAGCGTTCATAACTGCATTTTCTATTAAGTAATATAATTCCGATCCGTATTCGGTGTTTTTTGTGCCTCCTGTGTCTTCGTCGTCTTCAATACACTTATGCTCTATGTCTAAATGATTTATGACATCAAAATAAACCCTGTCCGCGATATTGCATATTTGATCTAATTCCAAAATGTTAATTGTCATTTTTTAACCCTCCATTCATGAAAATATCTACTGCCGATTTATATTCCTCATTTTCTTTTAAATCTTCTTTATTAACTACTGCCTCAATATATGTTAAAGCCCAATCTAAAGCTTCTGATTCATTTTTGAATGTATTCATTTTATAGCCCTTTCTTTGTTTAAAATTGCATTATACTTCATTAATTGATAAATAGCTTTAAATAGCAAATAATTTTTATTAGCGTTCAATATCTACCTCCTCAATGCTAACATCGTCATAGCCCTCTTGAATCCATTCTTTAGCAACTGCCAAAGCCTCTTTTTTTGATGATGTAATAATGTCCTCAATACCTCCAACCCATACAATAAATTTCATGCGATAACCTCCCACTTAAAATAGTCCGCTTTTTCGTGCCCGTATAAGTCATTTTTAGCGTGATATAAGCTTGGATATATTGCTTCAATCTCGGTGCGTGGTGCGTTTAATTGGTGCTTATAATAGATAACCCTAATGTTTAAAATGTTTTTATCTTCTTTAAATGTTTTATAATACATAATTAAGCTCCCTCTATATTAATGCGTTTAAACATTAGTTTGTCAAAATATGCGCTTTGTCTCATGCCATGTTTTACAGGGTTTTTTCTGTATAATTCATAATATGACCCCTTATCTTTTACCCCATAATTTCGCATAGTATCACCAAAGAATTTCATAGTATCTCTTGAAAAGAAATAACTACCCCCATTGTATAATTCATGATTATATTTTAATTGACTAGCATTCATTATTTTACCCCTTTTCTTTTTAGTTGAATAAGTTTGTTAGCTATGAAATTGTAGAAATTCTCGCAAATCTTCATTTGATCCTTTTCGCTTGATTCTTTAGATAAAGAGCCGTATTCAATAGCAAGTTGAATAATATCATAATAATAGATAGGCAAATCAATTGTAGAGGGTAAACCTTGCAAATACTCAATAAGGGCTTGAAGTTCACCTTTTCGCACAATAGCCCATTGATATTCACTATAAAACCTATTAAAAAAGAAATCTATTTTAGATTGGTTAATATTTGATGACTTTTCAAAATTAAAGTCATAGCCTAATTCTTTAGGGTCATCGATGATCGCCCCTAAAATAAATTCTTTATATTTTTTGTTTTGATCGCTTGATAATCTCATTTTAAACCCCTTATTAAATTGATAAAAATAATACTAATACACCATAAAAATAAATTAAACTTATTAAAAACCATATTATATAGTGTTTTTGCATTTGTCAACCCCTTTTTTAAATTATTTTGTAATAAACCAAAAAATAATTGGAGAAATTCCAATTAAAAACTGATCTTTCAAAGTATTAAGCCATGTCTCTCTGTTCATTTTTTACCCCTTATTTAATTAATAAATAACTACAATTAAACAATATCAATATGTTTAAACAATGTCAATATATATTTATAAATAATTTAAAAAGATATAAACTATTAACATCTGATTAAAAAATAGGCATTCACAATGAGCTTTAAATGCACGATTGAAGATCGCTTAATGCTAACCTACATTGAATAATAAATCATTCGATAGCGTTTGATTATTCAAAGAATAGAAAAGTCAATAGTTTTTATCAAATAAATATCAAATAATTTTCAAAGTTGGCACGATTTTTGAATTTATTTTTGATTAACTTTGATAAGTTTTATTTATCAATCTTTTATTAAAATTTCCAAAATTTCCAAATGCTTATAACAATTTTCTATCATGTCGCATAGTGTGATAAGTATAACCTATCAGCACCACACCTCACACATTCACCCACAATTTTAAATACCCTACAATATACTCAAGTATTATTGACAACATAATAACCCTATTAATGACAAGGGTATATAGCATTAGATATAATGCACTTAACAAGTGCTTAATGTTTAATCAGATGTAAACCATACTAGCAACATGGTTATATTATGTAAAATTGATAGGGGGGGGGTGGTCTTGCTGGAATTTTAATATTTTTATAGGTACACAACAAATATACGAGAAGGAAAAAAGGGGTCTTTTCAAACTTCTTTAATAATTAAATTAAAAAAAGTGATATATTGCATTGTGAACTAGGTATGAATATACCTCTAAAACGAACAGAAACCCATTTTAAACGAATTATTTTCTTTTTTTAATGGTAAGGGTGCTTGAATGAGCTCGGATCGGTATATTAGACCCGAATCCTCGCTTACTGGAGTTAGGGGAACCATAACGACAATTCATGATAATCCTGAAGACATATTCTAGGGAAAGGAGTATAATTGTATTATAGACTCAAATAGTCTATAAAACTTATTATTATAAACTTAGAAAAGAAAGGAGTATAATATGAAATGGACTCAACCTAGCGTCACCGAGTTACGCTTCGGTTTCGAAGTGACAATGTATGTAATGAATAAATAATTACATTTAGATATAAACATAGCCAGCCCTTAAAGCTGGCTTTGTTATTTTATGTAATATATTTATATATTATTATATTAATATATATTTATTATATTATATATATATATTATTTATTATATATATTATATTATATATATTATTATATATTATATATATATATTATATTAAGATCTTATTATAGCAGAATGTTTCCATTCTGTCAAGAGAAATCTTCATATTCTATTCAGATTCCTAAACTCCTCCACATAGTGTCGTCGTTATAACATTCTTCATAAAGTACTTGACTTTTCTATTTTCTTATGATATAATTGTTATATAGATGTAATATTATTCTCCGTAAGGGTAAAGATGAGTGAAGAGTTTAAACCAGTAGATGTTGAGATTGTCGTTGCTGAAGCTAAGGCTGAACAACCATCTTCTGAAAAGAAGCGTGGTGGTAGAAGACCAGGTGCTGGTAGACCAGCTTTAGTTCGTTTAAACAAAGAACGAATGGCTCAGGGTTTAGAACCCATCGAATACAAAAAGAACAAAATCATTAAGAAACGAAAGAGTGATGCCATTCTACCAGTTTCTAAAAAAGCAAGAGCACAAGAGATTTTAGCAGAGATGCTTGGTCGTGAAAGTAAGTACATCGTTGAGAAAGTGCTATTCAAAGCACTCGATGATACAGATGATGACCAAATGGCTTGTCTTAAAATAGTAATGGATCGTATCCTTCCAGCAGACTATTTAGAAAAAGCCAAAGGCAAGAGCAATCAAATTAGCATTCAGATTATGGGTGTTGGGGATACAGTGATACATTCAAGTGAAGAAGAAATTACAGACGCTGACTACGAGGAAATAAAAGAAGAAGATGGACAATAACGAAGACATGGGCATGGAAGATAACTTTACTCCTTACGCTGTTATTCCTAAACCACGATTAGATTTATCTATCGGTGGTGGAGGTGGTTCATTAGGAGGAAATACTGGTGGTCGTATTGGTATGAACATTCCTATGGACAATGCTAACTTAAACTTTGGAGTTTCAGGGGCAGCTACTTATAACCCTCAACAAGGTCTTAATGTTATGCCTACTGGTGTAGATGCTACATACTCTTCAGGAAATAATACATTCCAAGCTAAGTTTGATCAGATGTCTCCTGACCAAAAACAATTGATGTTAAATTATATAAAACAATTCTAATTGGCTAATTTACAAGTAAAGCTTCATGCTAAACAGCTTGAAGTGTTTAATGACAAGACAAGGTTTAAAGTAGTAGCAGCAGGAAGACGATTTGGTAAATCTCGTTTAGCTGCATGGATGCTTCTCATTGAAGCGTTAAAGAGTAAGAATAAAGATGTGTTCTATGTAGCTCCAACCTACCAACAAGCTAAAGATATTCTTTGGGGGTTGCTAAAAGAACTAGGACATGAAGTAATAACTGCTGCACATGAAAACACTTCTATCCTTACATTGGTAAATGGAAGAAAGATTTTCTTAAAAGGTGCAGATAGACCTGATACTCTTCGAGGTGTTGGTTTAGCATTTGTAGTGATTGACGAATATGCAGACATTAAACCTAATGTTTGGGAACAGATTTTAAGACCAGCCCTAGCTGATGTGCAGGGTGGTGCGATGTTCATAGGAACTCCTAAAGGTAGGAATCATTTCTATGAATTGTATAAATATGCAGAGAGTGGTAAAGATGTAGAATGGAAAGGCTTTCATTACTCATCTTATGATAACCCCTTAATCCCTGCAAAGGAAATTGAAGCTGCTAAACAATCAATGTCCAGCTTTGCTTTTAGGCAAGAGTTTCTAGCATCATTTGAAGCTGCCAGCAGAGATGTCTTTAAAGAAGATTGGATAAAGATTGATGAAGAAGAACCTAGTGATGGTCGTTATTTTATTACAGTTGACTTGGCTGGCTTTATTAATGTCGATAAAGAGTCGGGTAATAAAAATAGTAAACTGGATGAAACAGCTATAGCAGTTGTTAAAGTGCATGAAGGTGGTTGGTGGGTAGCAGACATTGTTCATGGTCGCTGGGACATCAAAGAAACTTGTGAACAAATTATTAGAACAGTTATTAAGTATGAACCAGTTGCGGTAGGTATTGAGAAGGGTAGCTTAAAGAATGCTGCACTCCCCTACCTTATGGATTTAATGAGAGTAAATAATCACTATTTTAGAATAGATGATGTTACTCATGGAAACCAAAAGAAAACTGATCGTATAGTTTGGGCTTTACAGGGTAGATTTGAACATGGTAAGGTTACACTTAATATGGGAGAATGGAACAATGAGTTCATCGATCAGCTGGTTAATTTTCCTAATCATTTGCTACATGATGACTTGGTGGATGCTTTAGCCTATATAGA